CCACCAGACCCCAGAAAAAAGGTCCGGGGCGTTCTGTGCCGCTGGCAGGTCTGGCACTAAAAAGACGGAGTGATGCGCCAGGAGCTCTTTGGCATCCTGGCGGAACACTCCGTCCTTGATTCTGTTGACGATTTCGCAGGATTTTGGTCCGTAGGCCGTGAGGTCCAGTTCCCAGACCCGGGTCCGGCTGCGCTTTCTGATGACGTGCTCCCCCCTGGTATCCCAGGTGGTGTCCAGCTGTTTTCCGTAGTCGTCGTCCCTTTCGTTCAAAAACAAGAAGAGGACGTTGTCGGTCAGCTTCCAGTCCGGCTGCCCCGTTTCCGGGTACTTCCATCGGATGTGCTGATCAGAAGGCGCGGTCACTTCATCCTGGACCAGGAGGTTGCACAAGGACCAGAAAACGTCCTGAAGTTCTTCATACGTCATTGGCATCCCCCCTTAACGTGCCCATGGCTTTCCAGTATCCGTTGCTGCTGTAGTCGCTTACGCTGGTCAGTTTGTATGTCTGGCCGCGGAAGATGCAGACGTCAGAAACGCTGCCCTTGCCAGTCACATACATGGGTACCTCAGTATAAAAAGTCTTCATCCCGCTCTCCCGGTCCCCTTCTGGCAAGAGTTCCAGGTCCTTGCCCGATGCCGGGGCCACGATGCCCGTCACCGTGATGTCCTCCGTCGTGGTCTGGTAGCGCCCTTTTACGAAGGTGCCCTGGGCCTGACGGCGGATCACGAAGGTGGTATTGAAGTCCGGGTCATGGATCAATTCGTTCAGGTCAATCATTTTTTTCCCTCACTACGTAGGTGATGGCTTTCCGCATCTCACCGGTGTCGATCAAGGGCTTGTCAGATCCTTTCTGCTTGATGGTCCGGGGAGAGTTGGGCGGCCAGTTGTTTCGCGGGTCTTTGAACCATGCCCGGGCCGCATTCTGGGCCCTCATGCCCGCCCTGTTCAGGTTGGCGTCGAGACCCAGGGTGTCACCCTGCAGCGCAGCCTTTCCGGCGGCTTTCAAGGACTTCCCGATGGGGTCCTTGTTCGCCTTGATGGACGGTTCCAAAACCGGCCGGGGCGGAATGGAAAGGGCCGGGCTCCCGTGCTCTTTGATGTAGAGCTGGTGGGCCTTGCTGTAGGGCATCCCCTTGTCCATATTCTGCTGCATCTCCTGCCGCATGGCCGGGGTCCGGACGCCGTGGGTGTGGATATAGAGCAGTTCGGCATTGTTGATGTCTTTGCTCTTTTCCCGGGTCGCTTTTTCAGCCGGAATGCCTACCAGCACATCCTTTTGGGTGAGCTTTTGCAGGGCACCCCGGACAGCTCCCAGCAGGCTTTTAGATTTGAGGCCTACGGTCATCACCATACGGTCATCCCTCCCAGGGAAACCAGCCGGGCAATGGTCACGAACTGCTGGCCGTAGACGGTCAGCTTGTAGGTGCCCCATCCGTTGAAATCGCTGGCCACCTGGCTGAAGTCGTAGGAAACGGAAAGGTCTCCGGCGCTTTTCGAGGTCTGGACGCCTTTGGCCAGGCCGGCATTCACGATCGCCTCTGCGCTGCTATTTGTCCCCGGGGCCTTGCCCTGGAGATACAGGGTCAGCCAGTGGGCGATAAAAAGGCCCATGGCTGTTTCCCAGTACTCCCGGTATCTGCCCTTCTGGATGGCGGCGTGGGCCAGGTTCACCCATGCCGTCACCATCACATCGGGCACGATCGGGTTCCCGTCGGTGTCCTTGCTCCCAAACTGGGGATAGGCCGCGAGAAAGTTTTCGGTGGTGTAGCTGGGGTTATCTCCCCGACGGATGTTCGACGCCGAGGATATAATCCCGAAAACATCGACATCCTCGTACATCATTTTGCGGCCGTCCCTTTCTTCGCTGCTGCCTTTTCAGGTTCCATAGCACTAATGGTGCCATTCGCCTTGGCCCATGCATACATGGGGTCCAGGGCTACCCAGTCCGGGGCGGCAGTCATGACCAGGGGCTGTACGATGAAGAATTTTTCGCCGCTTTTGTCCGGGTTCCGGAATGCCAGCTTTTTCTTACTGATAATCGCAATAGACATATAGCGCGCTCCCTTCTCAGATGCCGTCTCTGTAGATGAACGGTTCATAGTAATGGATCTTCACCTGGCCTACGTTAGCCATATAGAGGGAGTCATACGAAGCGGTATTGATGTTGGGTTCGGTCATGACACGGGTCATGGGTACGGGTACGTCCATGCCCACGAAGCGCTTTTCGTTCCGGTAGCACACCATACGGTTGGTGCTGCCTTCCCCGGCCTTTTCGCAGAACCGGCATTCAGCGATCACAAGGTCCACGTTTTTGGCCGTTGCGATGTTGTTGTCCATCAGGTACTTCAGCAGGCTCACCGGGGCCGTTGCGCCGTTTGCCGTAAACGGAGTGCGGTTAAGGTATGCGTAGTTCGCCGGGTCGATCAGGATATGGTTCGGGATGGCGCTGTTGTCATACTGAGCTGCCGCCCAGGCGTCGATGATGGCATCGTCGATGTCGTTCAGGATCTCCTGCGGGCTCTTGTCTTTCCAGGTGGTCTTGCCGCTGGCGCCGGCAGCCACGGATGCTGCAGTAATGTTGGGATCATTCAGCAGGCCCGTGGTGCCGTATGCGCTCTGGCCACGGTAGGTGTTGATGTCCATGTACTTGTCGTAATCCATACGGATGCCGGTGTTGTACATGTCTTCGATGCTCCGGCTGGTCACGGCGCCCCGCAGCTGGTCCTGGATCTTGATGCTCATGGACACTTCATAAGGCATAACCTTATAAATGTCCTTGCTCAGATCTGCCTGGATCCGGCGGATGGCGTTCTGCACGCCGCCGACTCCGTCACCCTGCCCGCCGGTCACAGCATAGCTTACGTTGAGGGCAGAGGTTGCTTCGACCCATCCGCCGCCGGATTCGATCGAAATGTCTCGGGGGTAGGTCGTGTTGGTCAGGGGTTCCCGCAGCAGGGGGTCCACTTTTTCCAGTTCGCTTTCCAGGAATGCCAGACCGCCGGAAACGGCAGAAGCATCCATGGTGATCATGCCGCCGCGCACGGGCGGTACGGCCAGGTTGTACTGTTTTCTCATGTTCTTGTTCCCCCTTACAGGCCCTGACGGGTCAGCATAGTAAGTTCGGCCACTCCGCGTCCGTCGGCAGTGGAGGACCATTTTACGCCGGTGAGCTTTACGCAGTTGCCGGTTTCGTCTGCAGCCCCCAGGTCGCCCAGAGCTGCACCGGCAGGGCTGGTACCGTCGGCCACTTTGGTCCGCACGTACACATCCGCACCCACATGAGGGGTTCCCCATGCACAGATGACGGAAATGCCGCCCCGCTGCAGAATGTCGCAGGGTTCCTGGGCCTTATAAGAGCCAAAGTTCTGAGACGGCCACACGGTTGCGCCCTTTACCTTTCTCATAGCAATACCGGCGAATTTGTCGGCCGTGGTGGATGCCGTCCATGCAGCCACGCTGCCGTCGTCGTTCTGTGCCACAGGGGCACCAAATTTGATTTCTTCAGAGTCGGCTGCTACCGGGCGGGTTCTGGACACTTCATCACCGTGTCTGGAAGCCTGGCCAGGGTAGCCAAAGTCCATAGTAATTCCAATAGTCGTACCGGGCATATTCTTTACCTCCCTTATTTATCCTGATGAATGTGCGGGTTGAATTTGCGGCAGGCTTCCCCGAATGCACGAGGGTCACCCATCTTGTTGTAGGCTGCATCCTTTACGGAGCGCTTCGTCAGGGTTCCGTATCCGCCATTCAGGGGCTGAGTTACCTTCACCCGCAGGGCCTTCTTCACGGCCCGGCTCATGGCGTCTGATGCCTTACGACGCTGTTCCGCAGGCATGGATGCCACAATAGGCTTCAGGCTGCGGATGATACGCAGGGCCACCGCTTTTTCGGCTGCCTGGTTATCAGCAGGAGTCGGGTCTTCATCATCCTGGATCTTTTCCGGATCAACAGTCACAGATTCTTCTCCGTCATCGCTGTCCTGGGTATCATCCTCATCTTCTTCGTCATCCGGGGAAAGCTGATCTTCCAAGGCATCCAGGGATTCAGTCGCGTTGTCAGATTCTTCCTCATCCGGATCCGCATCTTCGGTGTCGTCCGGAGCTTCATTCCGCGAGGCCGCGATATTGGAAATCCGTTCGTTCAGGGCATCGATGGCGTCCATGACTTCCTGCAGGTCATCGTCTTTTCCCGTGTCGGGTGCATCCGGTGCTTTGTCCGGTCCGTTCTCGGCATCGCTCACGGCTTTGGCCGCTTCCTGGATTTCTTCCGGCTCGGCATCTTTTACGAAGGACGCGAACATGCGCTGCAAAATGCTTTTCTTTGCCATTCTTTTTCCTCCTTTAGGTTTGGCGTCTTTAATGGCCACATCTTTGCCGGCCCGGCCGCTGTCAACGATCGCGACGTGATTGCCGATGATGTCAGCCTGGTGATAGGTCCCGTCACCATTCGGGATATATTTGCAATCATAGCCACAGGAAATCTCTCGCTTCCCAGCCTCGACCTTGCTGATCAGCGTGGAATCATAGATGACTATGTCACAAACGAGTTTATCATCGTCCTCACCGGTTCCCCTGCGGACGTTTTGAATCGCACCCTTTGTGTAGGCGCTGTAATTGGTAGAATCCAGGGCCACCGGAGGGTGATCGTCGGTTACCGGCTTTCCCTCAAAGGATGCAATGGCCTCCGGCTTGAATACCTCGGCCGGGGTCCGCAGCACCGTGATGATCGGTTTATCTCTTTCCTCCACCCCGATTTCCTGGGGCAGGTACTCCTGGGTGCCGGTCCGACAGATCGGGACGCTGTGGCAGATCAGAAACCCTTCAGGGGTCCGTGTCATGTGCGGAGAGAACCTGGACCCGTAAAACGCTTTCAATTGGCATCGCCTCCTAAAAAGCAGAAAACCCGCATACCAAATGGTGCGGGTTTCTTTTAGATAATGAATAAAGGATTACATTATCATCTCAAATTCTTTTTTCTGCATTGCTCGGATCCGGTTTCCCATATAAACTCTGGCAGGCCAGGAGTCCACCTGGTCCAGATCGATAATGGGTTCCGGGTAACATCTGCAGTTCGGGCAGCACCCGGCGTGGTAGTGGCCCAGGGTGTTCTTCCTGGGGCTTCCGTCCGCATTTAGGGTCGGGAACAGTGTTTCCGGGGCCGGTGGATCGGACCAGTTCACTAGGACACCTTCCATCTTTTCGTGGCTGTGCCGTGTCCTGGCATCCCCAACTGCCCGCCAGATGTACCACCGTGCTCCCAGCCGTTCGGCGCGCTGCCAGGTCAGGTTGGTACTAGTCATAGAGGTCTGGGTCCGGGCAATCAGTTCTGCCCTGGCCGTTGTCTTTTTTGGGAACATCTTTTTGATTTCGGCTGTGATGTCGGCGGCTCTCCGACCCTTCAGGGATTCCTGCGCCACATAGTCGGCCACTTTATGCCCGACGTCGGACGGCAGGGTCACGATCCGGTAGGTGGTATCATCCACCAGCTCCATCAGTCTCCGTCCGGCTTCTCCCTGGAGTTCTTTCCGCAGTGCCTCATATACAGCCCTGCTTTTCATATTCGCGGCTGCTGCCTGTCTCCAGGTATGTCCCTGATCCGAAAAAAGGCCGGTGACCATCTTCATGGCCGCGGCCTGACACAGCTTTTTATATTCTTCGCTTTCCGATACCTTCTGGAGGATCTGGATCATATCGTCCAGATTCCCTGCTCTGCGTACCTGCTTCAGGATGCAGTTCCGCACGATGGACAGGAGACGCCGGCGGAAGGCAGCCTCAATACGGTATTTTGGCTCCCACAGGGGCCTCTGCTTTCTCATATGTGCCTCCTGTTTTGGGCATGAAAAAACCGCCCAGATCCATGGACGGTCCTTCCAGCTCTATTAAATTCCAGGTACACAATCCTTGATGCCCTTGGCCATCTTCATGGCCCGCTGCATCAGGCTGTTTTCGTTCAGATACTCCAGCCCTTTCAATGTGAGCCGTGGGCGTCCTTTGCTGACCAGGAAGTTCCCGGCGGCATCCGTATCCACGGCGATTCCCTCTATCAGTCCGGCCTGGAGTAGTATTCTCAGCAGGGAAAGAAGCCTGGCCCTGGTAATCCCCAAGGTTTCCGGAGAGATGCTGCGATCATCAAACGCTTCCGTATCCATGCTTGCTTCCA